GAGACTTCGATAATCGAGAGACTGCCCGGCCGCGATTGCGTCAGCACTGCACGAGGATCGTAGACGCGCCCCATCATCTTGAACTTGTAGACATCCTCCTGCAGCGTCGGTGGATTGCCGCCCTCGGTGCCCCATGCATACGCCGGAATAGTCCTGTTGCCCCAGTCGAAGCCGGACGAATGCTCGACGGCAACGGCGGCCGACGTCAGCTTGCGCCGCCTCTGGGTCTGACCGAGATCAGCCCCTTCCTGCACATCGGGAACCCACGGTTCGAACGTTGCAACGAATCCTTGACCGGCCATGATTGTTGCACTCGAAAAATCATCGTTCAACAACGTCACGATATGACCGGTGCTATCGACAGCCCTGTTGCCCAGATCACGGCCCTGGTCGTTCAAATCGACCGTCATCCCCGCCCAAAACCAAAGCGGACCCTGACCGCCAGTCGGCGCAAGTGTCGAGGTGATCGAGTTCAAGGTAACGACGCAATCCATGAGCTGCGTATCGTCGAGCTGCTCGACGATCGAATTCGTGGTCGTCCCGGTATAGTCGACATTAATCAGCATCTCAGCGCCGAGGCCGGACACCCATTGGACAAATCCGCTGCCGCTCCAGGGGACCCAGCCGACCCATTGCTCATTTGATGCAAAGCGGCCGATCGCCATGGTGCCATCGCTATTCACCAGGTAGACGTAGCGCTCGGGAAACGTCGAATCCCCGGTCGTCGTCGTGAGGCAGACAGGGGTTTTGACCAGATGGCTGGCCAGGGAGGTGATGTCCTGCGTCGCATATGGCTTCGTGACCGCGCCCGTCTGAACAATTGCCACGACGCGCGATAACCCGACATTGACGAACAGAAGCCCGTCCGAGGTCTCTACCGGCTGGATCGTTCCACAGCCATCCGACGTAATCCGAATGAACGACACTTGCCCCGGAGCCAACGGGCTACCCGTCGAGATCGGTATGTAATAGATCCCGTCATCCGTGAACACGAACTGATCAGGGCCGCCGAGCATATAAAGGACGTTCTTGCGCCCGGGGATCAGTTCGAACATGGCGGCCGTCGCATCGGATCCAACATAGAAATCCGAATAGGCACCGAGCGCTGACCAGATGATCCCTTCCGGAACCTGCGGCAGATTGAACATCGCGACACGCGACCGATCGAACAAGCACGCCTGTGGCCAGCCACGGTAATTCGAAGCTGCCTGCTCCGTCCAATCGACGGAAGGCTGCATGGCAGCACTCGCTATGCCGCCAGTGCTGATCGTCGTCTCCGACGTCGGAGAGACGAGTGTTTCCGCAACAATGAACCCCGTGTAGATGCTTTTCAGTTGCACCGTGACCGTATTCGGCGAGGTTGTAACGGCGGTGACTTCGCCAGTCGCATTTGAAGTATTGCCCGCGACGATCTGCCCAACGAAGAAGCCATCGACAGAAGCCACGGTAAGGGTTTGCGCCGGTGGCAACGGCTGCAGCACGGTCGCATTCGCCACCGTCGGACTGGTGATCGAAGTGACGGTTACCTGATATCCCTTGTACGAGAAATTGCATCCACTGTGGCCCGCCACGAATAATGCTGAGGATGCCGTGAGCGTGATGGCGCCAGTCCGCGCGGAAGGCTTTAGCGTGATACCGATAGTTTCTGGAAAACGGTAGAACGGCGCCCGCAGCTCGCCCTGGTACCCGGTCGCGAACGTGAAGGTGAAAAACGACCAAGTTCCCGCCACTGGGTCGTGCCGCGCAACGACTGGCTGAATGCCCGGAAAGCAGATCAGCACATCGCTATTGATCACGGCAAACGAGATCTTCTTGGATGTGGCCGCCGTCCAAGCATAGCCGGTATTGCTGCCGACAACGACGTTGTTGATGTCGCGGATTGATATCGATCCGGCGCCAAACGACACGCGAAAGCGGATGTTGCCCGGCAAGAGAATGGTCTGGGTTCGCCCAGCTTGGGAATAGAGTGCATTTCGGCCAGGGCGTGCCTTGAGCGTGCCAGGGGCCTGAATGCGCCAATTGCTCATCTGGCGGCCACTCGCGCGATGCTGCGGCAGGTCATCCCGCCGTTTCATCAGATCGATCAGCTCGCCACCGCTGAAATCCCGCTGCCGCACAATCCTGCTTGGCATGGTCAGTCCACCGGGTTCGTTGCAGTCTGGGAGGAATAATTCAGGCCGAAGCCACCGCGGCGGATGCGACGCGCGCGCGCCAGTCGCGACACAACATAGGCACGCGCCGGAACCTCTTGATCTACGCGGGTCTTCGTGCTTGCGAGCTTCGCTTCCGAGAACTTGTAGATCTTGTCGGCTTCGTCAGCGTCCTCGTTAAGCGAGCGATAGATCCAGCTCATGATTCGCAGGCGAAGCACTTCCGTGAAGAGATCCGGAATCTGATCGTTCGTCGGCGTGCAGATAAACTTTGCGACGGGATCGACACCGAACGCCGCGGCATTGCATTGAACCTGATTGTTCAAAATTACGTACGATGTACCCGCGCCGTTGAGCCATATGGCTTCAAGGTGAAGGCAATTGACCGGACGATAGTAGGAATCGGTAAAGCGCGGATCTGGCGAAGCGCCGGCCCGCTGCAGGGTCGCAGTCGTTGCGGCAAAGCCCCAGTCGTGATCGGCGAGGAGAAGCGGAAGCTCGGTCTCGTAAGCGTCTGACGAGCAAATCCACTCAGGCGAGCCGTCGTCTTCGAACTGGACGACATTATTGCCGCCGGCACGAATGAGCGCAGAATTCAGAATCGAGAGCTTGTCCCACATGGGAGCATGGTCTTCGACCCGTCATTCCGGCGCACTGCACACCATCATTCTTCGGTCCACATGATATCGACATCGAGCAGGCCGCCGGTCGGCCACGCTTGACCCGCCAAATTAAGCGCCCAGATGAAGCCCGGCCGGATGATCATGGCCTTGTCGTTCTGCCACGTATATTGCCACTGTGTGGTGCGGTCGATGCTGCCGTTGGCGGCAGGTGCCAGGTTAAGGCGGGCCGGATGGAGCACGCCAGCAAGCGTACCGAGACCCGTGGGCGCCGCAGTGTAATAGCCGACAGTCATGGCCGACGCGGTATCGGAACTGTCATGCGGTGTCGGCGTCAACGCGACGAAGGTGCCACCGCTGTCAACGGTCGTCCGCCGCAACGACTGTACTTGAATGTTTGCTGCTGCCGTCGCAATTCCCGATACGATGCAGGATTTGATACGCGCAATCTTGGAGGCCGAGTTGTTGAAGATCGTGAGGAAGTCGGTCGGGGTCGCGCCAGGTGCGATACCAAACACACCGGTGCCATATGTCGCGCGCTCCGGCTCATTATCCGCGCCATAGATATAGGGTCCGACGCCGGTACCACTCACGTCGACACCGCGCTGCTGATCGGCGTTTCTAAATCCTACAACCGCATTCATTACTCAGCCTTTCAGGTGTACGGGATTAGGAAGCCGGAGGCGGCGAACCGCCTCCGGCCATCTTGTCTCAGCTCGCAGCCGGGGCAGCGGCGGCAGGCGGAGCGGCAGCAGCGACCGGCGCCGGGGTGTTGTCAGTCCCTGTCATGGGAATCGGATCTCCAGCGGCCATCGCAGAATAGACAGTCGGAACCTCGACAACGGTAGCCTTCGGCTTTGCCGTATACGAGTATTCGTCAGGATGCCGGCGAACGGCGTCGGCCGCGTCGATGTCCTCAACAAGATAGGACTTCGTGACGGACGGGTCGTCCTTAGGCGTGTAATAAATCGTCTTCATTTTCATCCCCTAAGATGGACGCAGGTAGTCTTCCTGAGATCAGATCTCAGGAAGCTGTGCGACGAATGCGTTGAAGGTGATTGACGGCGTTGTGCCCTGTGGGACAACCCACAGATAGACAAACTCGTAATTGATATCCGCCTGCTCACTGGCGAACATGATCTCGTAGCGACCAAGCAACGACGTGATACCGGAATTCGGCATAACGGCCGTATTGCCAAGACGCATTGAGGCAAGGACGACGCCGTTCGCACCGGTATTGACGTTCGACCCCATGACGAAGATGTCATAGAGGTTCGTCGCACCCAGCGTCATGGCCGACACATCAATGACGACGGCCGAATCCATGCGGGCCACGGCGCCGGTGATCGGCAGATCCGTACGCGGATTTGCGCCACCAAAATCAAGGATCTTGTTGGCCGCAGCAACCTTGGAAATCTGCGCGGTCGTGTAGGCCGTGAGGTTGTCCGACAGCAGCATAAATGCGTCGAACATATAATTGCGCTGGCCCATCGGGGCGCTCCTTCGCAGTCAGAGAAAACGAGACCGGGCGAGCCGCAGCCCGCCCGAGAGGATCACGCGATGAACGTCGAGTTGGTGATGCCGGCGAGGCGCGCAAAGCAGAAGTCGGCACCGGTAACGAGACCAACCGTCCACGAGATATGCGTGGAATAGGTGATCCCGTCCTGCAGCAGACCCATGTCCATGATCCGCATCGGCGAGCGCTGGATGGCTTTCACGCCCTCCTCACCGAACGACACGACATAGATGGAGGAAGTCTGCGCGGCGCCGCCCTGCGGGGCGACTTCGGTGAACGGCAGGATCGGCGCATGCAAATCCTTGTCATAACCGAAGAGGATCGGCATGCCGGCATAGGAGAGCTTCGGCTTGCCGAGTTCGTCCCACGTCTGCACCAGGTAGCCGGTCAAGGCCGTGTTGCGTGCTGCCTGGATCCAGCGCGACTTAAGATACCACGGGCAGATAATGTGCGTGGCATTCTTGACGTTCTGAATCGCCCAGTCGAGCTGCGCGAACGACAGTGGCGCACCGCCGGAGACACCGGTACCGCCCAGCGAGTTCGCGCCGGCCGAATTGTCCCAGGTGCGGCCGTAAACCGCAGAGCGCTTCTGAAGGCCGGAGAACTCGCGCGGCTGAGTGGTGTTGTCGCCCTTCAGGAACTTCTGAACCCACAACTCGCCAAGGCGGGCCATGCCGTTCTTTTCTTCCAGCGCGCGACGACGCTCGCCACCGGCATCGACGACCGCGCGATCGACCACGATGTCATGGTCGATCAGATACGCGGCTTCCGAGAACGGCGTCAGGATGCCCGCGCCCGAGGTGGAGGGTTCGTTCACACCACGGAAGGCCATCGAGGTTGGCAAGCCACCCTGCCGATACCCCTCATAGACGGGACCCGTCAGACCTTCGAACGGGATGATCTGCATGATGTCGGACGACTTCGCGAACATCTCGATCAGCGGCGAGGACATATCATCAATGTCCGGGCCTTTGAGATATTCGGGCAGCGTCATGACCGGAGTCAGCAACGGGGAAGCCATGTATTAACTCCTGTGTCGTCCGCGACTTAGCGACGGGCGTTTTTGTTCTGGGCGAGGTGGAAGGTCCGCCGGTCCGTTGCACTGAGATTTTCCCAGCCGTCAGGTTTGCCGTCGGTCCGTGGCGCTGCCCGCCCGGATTGCGAAAAGGGGACTTCGCCGCTCGTCAGAAGGCCTTCGAGCGCTTCGACGTGAGCGGCGGAAATAAGCATCGCGACGATGGGCCGTGCGCCATCGCCGAGGCGGCCGACCAGGGCCTGGGTAACCGCCGCAATGCGCTCATCAGCCTTCGGACCGAGCTTGACCTTCTCTTCGGCCATGCGGGCGACAAAGGACTGGCTTTTGGCAACTTCCTGCGCGATCTGGATATTGGCCAGCCGATTGAATTCGGCCTGCGTCAGACCCATCTCGTGGGCGGCGGCGGCGGCTTCCGCGTAGAGCGGATTCTTCAGATCGAGTTCGAAACCGGCCGGGACTTTCGTCGTGTCGGCAAGTTCGATCTTGTAATCGGCGGCCGTCTTCGGAACCGCAGCGGCGCGCTCCGCGAGCGTCGCCTGGGCCGATTGGGCTTCCGTGAAGTGAGACAGAAGATCGTCGACTTTCAGCTCACCCTTGCCGGCATCCCAATAGGTTTCCGGCACGTTCTCGGGCCGAGCGCGAATTCCATCGGCGACGGCGGGCGCTACAACGGCCGGCGTTTCAACCGCCGCGACGGCGGGCACCACGGGGACCGGCGGAACCGGGGCCGGAGCGGGCGAGAGTATCGGAGCGGGCGTTGCGACTGTCGGTTCCATTTTCATCCGTGATGCGGTCGAGGAGGCTCAACACTTCACGGGCGAAATTCAGCCTGCCGACGCCTTCGCGCACTGCACCGTCAGATTGACCGGGCGGGATGGCATCGAGCAGGATCGAAACCAGCATGGCGCGAAACAATCGGCCATCGGGCGTATTGCCAATCCGGGCAATGGCTTGGTTTACTTCTTCTTTGGAGAATTCAATCATTGCGGCGCCCCCGCTGGGCCGGCCGGGGCTGGGCCGCCAAGTTGTCCGGGCTGTACGGTGGTATTCGTCGGATCGCCGCCCTGAAGCTTCTGGATCATCGAAACCGCATTCTGGATATCGGCAGGATTGCGCTTCTTGACGATATCGCTGACACCGAGAAGATCGAAGATTTCCGTCATGGCCGCCGCGCCATCGAACCCTGCCTTGAACTCTTCTGGCCAAACTTGAACGCCGATCTGGGCGCCGCGCACGACCATAGCCACACGCTGCTGATCCTGGGCACGCTTCGTCGGATTGTCGGGGGCCAGCGAATAAGCCTTGTTGCCAACGTTGATATCGCTGACCAAGCCGCGCTGCCGGGCAATGAACATGAATCGCTTGAACACGGCCGCCGGACAATCGTCCCAGAACTTCAGGCCGGGCGTCCCCATCTTGCGCTGGGCCATCGCCATCTCGTCGAGCCACTGGGTGGCCGTCGGAGGCGTATCGCCGCGCTGCTGCGGGAAGTCGTTGTAGAACATGCGCCGAATGCGCTGCTCGCGCTTTGCCTGGTCGAAGTAGACCGCATCAAGCTTGTTCGGCTCGTACATCTTCTTGACCGCATCCTGTGTCCCAGGACGGATCGGATACCAGGCGCCTGGCTCGACACCTTGCTCCACGTTGACGAAGCTATCGTCGGGATACGTCATCGGAGGCCGCAGGCTCAAATCGATGTTGTCGACCTCGCCCGCCGTCATGTCGTCGAGCACGCGCAGCTCTGGCGCCGCCTTCAGGAGCGGTCCGGAACCGATCGGAAACTCAGGATGACGATTGAACGGGATTGGCAGCAGCGGGCACGACCCGTCGCCATAGAGCTTCGAGGCGAACACCATCTCGTCATCCACAAGGACAACCTTTTGCCAGCAAAACTTATCGTCGTCCCAACAGCGCCAAAAGCCCCATTTGACCGTTGCCGGCTCGTTCGGGCGCTTGTCGATCTTTCCGAGAATCTTCTTGGAGAGCACCGCGCTCTTACCGACCAGTGTTTTGATGAAGCGCGCCTTGGTATGCCGCGTCACAAACCTGTCATCGATATCGCCATTCGGCCCGATATTGACGTCGAGTTCACGGAGCGGCACGGCCATGACATTCACGGGCTCGTGCAGCTTTCCCGATTCGATCATCAGAGCAAACAGGCCGACGCTCGCATCCGGGTTCATCGCTCCCGGCAGCGTGGCGTAAAAGTTGGATTCGTTGATGAGCTGGAAGACCTTGATCTGCTCGGCCTTCGCCTTTTCCTTGACCTCATCCATGAAAATATCGGGCACGGCCGAGGTCGGCTTCAGATCACACCACGGCATTCCGGGCGGCATGAATGACTGGATCAGCGTCGTCGAAAAGTTTTCAGACTCCTCCATGGCGATCGAGATCTGCAGCTCGGCTTGATCCATCGGAGGCGTCGTCGGCGCGGCCGTCTCGGACGAGATCTGGCGGCTTCGCTCGGGCGCCGCGAAGAAATAGGCCTCTGTGATCTGGGCTTGAAACTGCGCTTTGATCGCGCGGGCATCCGCGAGACGATCGCTCGCCTCAGCTGTCAGTGCCTTGGAGAAGGGCGTGTCCTGCTCGGCGGGGTCCGGCTTGCCCCCTGTCCCGGTGCCATCAGAGGCCAAGGATGGGAGCTTTCATGCCGGACCCCGCCGATGCAGCGGAGGAGCCGAATAGCCGCGCCAGCGTATCAGTCTGGGATGCGACCGATTTCTGAATTGAGGTCAGATCGTTCTGGGCGCTCGAATTCTCGAGTGCTGTCAGAGCTGGATTTGGTGCTGGGGTTGGAACGCTGACCTTCATTCTGGACTATCCTGCCTCCATGACGCAGGCAGTCTCGCAGAAGGCGGGATGGCAGCACTGCACCTGACCGCAGGCCGATCAGCTGGGCCACAATGGGCACGCACCACAGGCCCAGGCGCCATCGCCCTGCCGGATGTCCAGCGACATCAAGATTGACGCTGACGACCGTCGCATTGCGGATCCACGCGGCAAGCACATCACTCGTGCCGTCGCCATCCTGCATGACGCTGATCCGCGTGCGGTCGATTGCCGGATCGTAGAAGATCCAGACCTTGGCGATGGGCGAATAACCGATTGCCGTGACGTGCTTGAACCGACCCGGGACGAGCCGATTGATCCACCAGGTGCGGCAATCCCGATGGAAGCAAATGAGCCATGTCCAGGGCGTATCGAGACCTGCAGCATATTCGACCGGATCGCCCATTATTTCCGTCCTTCTTGCCGGCGGATAGCGCCGATCAGTGCGTCTTCAGAATGCCCGCGCCGCAGCGCGTCGAGCGCCATTTTGAAAGGCCATTCGAGCGTGGCGCTCTTGATTTCGAGGCGAAGCGCGAGCGGAAGCTGGTCGAAGTATCCCATCTCCTCCTCGCTGGTTGTGTCGCGGACGATCCCACCGGCTACGGTCCCTGCGTTCGTCGACATGACACCTCCTCTGCGAGCCACGGGATACGCGCGCGCGAACGCCCCCGGGCCGAACCTGATCGGATGGCCGGTATGGCTTGGCTTGGCCGATTGGATCGCGCCCCACCATGGCCCGCCCCTCGCCCGCACCGATGATCATGTACTGGAGCGCGTCAGCGAGATCCGAGTATTTGTCCTTCTTCGGCTCCGTCGTGCCCTCGTTCTTCGACCAGTGATATTTGCCCGCCATCGCGACCTTGAGCGACCGGCATCCGGGCGACAGCATGAACCGTGGCTGGCCATCCATCATGCCGGCGAGGACGTAATTCACCGCCTCGATCCGGATCTTGATGTTGTTCCCAGGCACTGGCGCAGGCAGCACCGTGATCCCATTCGCGGCGAAGATATCGTAGGCGGTCTCCTCAAAGGTCTGCGTCTTGTCGCGGCCTTTTGGATCGCCGTAGACCTTGAAGGTTGCCCCGGGGAACCGCGACATCTCGCGCTTGACCAGCGGCGCAAACAGGCTCGCACCCATATCGAACCGCTGGATTTCGTGGATAACTTGCCAGCGGCCGTTGATCAGCTGACCGAACACCGCCGATGGCCGCCGACCGAAGTCCAGCCCGACATAGACCACATGCCCCGGAATGTAGCGCAGCTCGGCTTTCGCCACATGCGTCTCGATCCGGAACTGAGCCCAGACCGGATCGCCGTCGACCACGATTGTGATCCGGTTGAGGAACCGGCTTTGAATGAACGACGTGGACTTGCCGCGCGCCTGTTCGGTATACGGCTGCATCAGCCATTGCAGGTTTTCCGCATCGGGGTTCGCACGATAGCCGGCGACCGTTTTCCCGTCCGGGCCGAAGACTTCGAACAGAGCCGGAGGCTGTGAGAAATAGGCCCACTCGGCTGGCCACTTGTACGCCTCGCGATCGGCTTCCGACCAGCTCTCGGGAAAGTCCATCTCACCCAACATGAGCGGCAACCAGTGATCTTCGTCCGGCGCGTTCATGTCGGCAAGAACCCCGAACCATTTCGGACCGCCATCCTGCACGCGAGGATATCGCCCGACGCGCGTGGTGGCCTCGTCGAAGATCTCTTTCGGGATGTACTGCAGCTCGTTGAACAGCACCCCCGTCCACTCGGTGGACCGCAGTTTCCGGACGTCCTCCTTTTTGTCGAGCGCGATAAACACGATCTCGACATCGAGGTCATAGATACGGATCTGGTGGATCATCGGTTTCGACCAGAGGAACCGGCCGTAGATCTCTTCCGGAAAAAGCTCGAGCCACGTCTTGACGGTCGACTGCTCCAGGTCCGGATAGGTGTTGCGCACGATCGCCCACCGTGAATGCCGGCGCTTGGTGATCGGGTTTATGTTCTGCTCGCAGCAATGGCGCCAGACGCGATGCATCGAACCGACGGACTTTCCCGAGCCGACAGGCCCCCGGATGACGGCAACGCGCGAATTGTCCAGGACGAAAGATGCGAGCTGGAAACCATCGGGCTCATAGATCATCTGGCCTTCCTTGGTGCGCCGAACCGTCGGCAACACCTTGGGAGGATCTTTGATCGCGCCGCTTGCCTGGACTGCGTTTGGCATTATCCGGTCCTCTGCACTGCAAGGCGAATAAGTTCAGCGTGGATAAGCTTTTCAGCCGCAGGATCGTCGACCCAAGATTCCAAGCGATAGATAAATTCGAAGCCATTGGCGTCAGAAATCTCCCGGATCTTGAGTGCCATCGCATCAGACGACCCAGCCGACAAAACTGACGCCTTGGCGCGATCGAGGTTGGCAACTGTGACGTCCATCAGCGTGTCGCCATAATGGTCAGTCGCTCGAAGGCGGCGGCCGGCGGCATCGACGGATGAACCCAATAGCCAAACCCATCAAGCCCGGCGACTGCTACAGGCATCCAGCGATATATCTCGTGGGTGTAGCGAACGGAACTTTCACCGTCAGGGCGGCTCGGGCCGTTGGCCATGTTGTAAGCCTGGTCTGGTATTTCCAGATGCAGCACTGGTGCGCCGCTTTGCTCGATCCGGCCTTCAGCAAGACCTCCGATACAGAGGCCCTGATACAACATCCGCATCGCAATGAAGCGATCGAAAGCTGGCTGTGGTGCTGGTGTAGCCATCACACTCATGCCGCGATCCTCTCTTGCTGCGCGCTACAGACCGCCGGCTGGCCACCATCGCCGGGGCCGGGCGTTACACCGACAACCGCAGCCACCTCGAACAACAGATGCGGCAAATGGCGCCGCGCCCACTCATCGGCATCCGGTGCGCTCGCGAACATCTCAGCCTTTTCAAGGCTCTTGGTCCAGACGTAGAGCCTGCCGCCCTCTATCTTCGGAACCGGGTTCCCCGGCCACGGAGCGACCATCAGGCCGCCTTCCAGCTTGACGACGAATGCGTCACTCATCGAATGTAGCCTCCATCTGGGCAGCTATCGCCGCCTCACGCGCTTTGGCCGAACCCATGCGGATCTCGGTCGTCGCCCTCACGACCCATGCCAGCAAAGCCGGGTTGTCCCGCCAGATCTGCATCCAGGCCGAACTCATCGCCGAAACGATCCGCTCTTCCTTGTCCTCGTCCTCGACGCCCGCTGCCCAATAGATCGCATGCATGATCTCGTGGATGACGGTATCGAGCAGCATCGTTGGATGAGCGTGACTCTCAGAAATCCGGATCAGCTGCTCGATCGAAGAGAACTCGCCATACCGATGGGAAGCGTGGGCGCCAACCGTCGACCACTTCTCAATCGCGATATCAAACCCGCTGATGACAATCATTTCAGGAAGCTGATCGAATAGATTTTTGGTCGACATCTCAACATTTCCAATCTGGTAAGGGTTCGTATGTATTTGAGAAAAACT